ATGTTCTATNTGCCAAANATGATANCCTTCTGTNGGNANAGTTTTTTGAATTTTTAAACTTNTGTAATAANGNNNANNNANTCCNTAAGCATCNTNNGCNCCTACATTTTNNNCATAATGATTCCANGCTAAATCAAAGTTTANNATCATTGGTTTTAATTCNTCCCACCAAACATNAATATTATTAGGTGCTGCAAAATATTGTTGATCTTGTTTTTTTAATATAGATGCTTTTTCAAAACCTATTCTATTAAATGTATTATTAAATTTGTTTTGGTTTTCATATAATTTTATTGCTTTGTTACATTCTTCTTTTGTAATATAATTATCGTATGTTCCAATAAAGTTATTTATGTTTACGGTTTTTTCTCTCATATTTTAAAAAAAATCATCGGGTTCATAAATTTTTCCAATTTCTGGAAAGTATATAAATTTAAATAAATTATTACAATCTATTAATGTTTTCATAGCATCTTCTACAGAATTTACTAAAGGTTGCCCTGCTAAATTAAAAGAAGTATTTAGCAAAATTGGAACATTGGTTAATTTATAAAATTCATTTATTAAATTATAGTAATGATAATTTTGTTCTTTTTTAAGTGTTTGAATACGACAGCTATTATCTACGTGCGTAATACCGGGTGCCTCTTTTTTCTTAACCTTAAAAACATAAGACATAAACGGAGTTTCCTCTTTTGATTTTAAATCAAACCATTCGTTTGCGTGTTCGTGTAAAACTGTGCCTGCTGTAGGCCGAAACCATTCTCTATTTTTTAAATAATTTATTTTTTCTTTTGCATAATTATCTCGTGGGTCAAACAAAAAAGATCTATTTCCTAAAGCTCTTTTACCTAGTTCATTTTTACCTTGATAAATTGCTATTATATTTTTTTTAGCTATAAGTTTTGCTACTTTTTTAGCTGTAGTATGTGTACCTTTTTTAAAATTTAAAAAATTATAATTAGGTGAGTCTCCTAAATTTAATGTAGTTAATTTATTTTTTACAAATTTATTTTTATTTACGTGAAATAAAGCTGCCCCCATTGAGATACCACTATCATCAGCAAAAGGATCTACATATAGATTAGGGCAGATATCTAATATTTTAGAATTTAAAACAGTGTTTTGAAAAACACCCCCTGACACACATAAATTTCTTTTTTTATTTTTTATAATGTTAGATACATATTTTAAAACAATACGTTCTAATTCGTTTTGCACTGCTTTACATAATGATATTTTCACTGTTTTATCTTCTCCCAATTCATACATATCTATTAAATAAGATTGAACATAACTAAAATGATTAAATTTTTCTACAAACAGTTTATTGTATGATTTATTACTTGGATAAGATGAAAGACCCATTACAGATCCTTCTTCTTTGAAATTTAAAATTTTTTTAGTAATCTTGTAAAGATGACCTAAACTTAACGTATTTATAACCACGTCTTTATTGTTTATGTATTCTTTATTTTCACCGGTGTATAATTTAAAAATTTTTTTAAATTTATTTTTTCGAAAATAATAACAAGATACTATTTCAAACTTATCATTTTCTCTTACTCCATTGCCATCTATTACTAAAACAAAAGATTCTTTATAACCTGAATTATAGTATGAAGCACACGCATGATAAAAATGATGATTTATATCGTAAACAAATTCATCGTATTCAATGTTGTGTAGTTTTAATGCTTTTTCAAAAGCATTTTTATTACTATCACTTTGATTTACTGCGTTTATAAATATTATTTTATTAAATTTATTATTCTTATATTTATTTAATAATACATAAAACTCTTTAGTTTGTTTTTTCTTGTTTAATCTTTCAGCTTCTTGAAAATAAATAATTTTATCTGCGTCTGTTTCACAAATAGAAGCATTATGTGAGTTATGTATTGCTAATATTCTACTCATTTTGTGACTTTCATTCTTTATTAAACTACTATATAAGCTACTATATGCTACAAAAATTAAATTTCAAGCCCGGTTTTAATAAGCAAGACACAGAATCAGGGGCCGAGAGCCAATGGATAGACGGTGATTTTGTTAGATTTAGATATGGTTTACCAGAAAAAATAGGTGGGTGGTTACAATTAACATCTGGTGGTAAATCTTTACCTGGCGCTGGTAGAGCACAAGTTGCATTCTCTAGTTTTGCAGGTGAAAAATATTCAG